TGTAGCAAGTTCGGTAGATGCAGAACTAAATATTTTTGTTCCTCTTGCTGCAATTATTTTATTTGCAAACTCTGCAACCATTAATACTTTTTCTGTTGAAGCAGATGTTTGAGGTACAATATGATTTACATATTTTTTAAATCCATTTATTCTTCTGTAACCACCGTCAATATCAGGTTCAAAGTTTAATAACTCTAATGCTTGACCCGGTTGCATATTAAATGTCGGTTGATTTAAAACTAAACCACCTTGACAAGCAAATGAAAAAGGTGATGTTTGCGATTGGTCAGGCATTTAGAATGTCCTTAAAGGTATATTGGCTGTACTCGAATAGGATGTTTTTGGTATATAAGTAGACCTAACATACTCAAATCTATTAACGAGTAAGGTCTGCATATTTTTTATACCTTGTTCAAATCTCTGCATATTAAGTTGATACTGCTGTGTTTCACCTCTATATTGATATACAAAAGCTGTAGCACCGTCTGCTATGATAGGTGCAAATCTGTCAGGTATAGATGTGGTATCACCATGTGCTGACATGTCACTAGGAAATGTAAAGTAGTCGTATTTTATAGAAAAAGATTTGTCAGGGTATGGGAAAAGAATATAATTATTATCAGGAGTTCTGATTACATATTGTGGCACACCACCTTTATCAAACTGTGCTACCTGAACTCCACTATCGTGTGCAGATGCTGTTGTACCACCTGCACCTCGTGTTACTCCTGTAAAGGTTGTGCTTGTTGTGCCTGTATACGTAACTTGTTCATTACCAATGTGCAAAGTTCCTGTGCTATCAAACCCTGTTGTACTAACCACTGTAATTGTTGTAACTGAGTCGGTGTGTGATGTGCTTAATGTAGTTGTACTTATTTCATCTTCTTGTGTTATATAAGAATTTACATAATCGTTGTAATTAAGTATTGATAACCTTCCACCACCTGAACCTAAATCACTATCCTTAACTAATCTAAATGTGTTGTAATCTACAGTTTTAGCATCCGTTGGAATGCTATATTTAACTGTTCCTGCTGTAAGTGTTTGTGTTTTTGTTGTGTGATTGAAAGGATATTGAAATTCTTTTTGATTAATGTATCTTACAGCTTCGTTGACAGCATTCTTACACTGTGTTTGTATACCTCGTGAAGAAGTAAAGTTAGATGCAGTTAATGCTACTTCATTTAATCGTGCTATAACTCTATTTGTATGTGTAAGGAATGTTTCTGCCATAATGAACTCGTGTTAAAAGGATGGCAAGTTTCCCTGCCACCCTATACTTAGATAAACTAAGCTAATTGGTCTCTATCGACATCAGCAGGAGCATCGTCTAAGCCATGACCTGAAAGATCAATAACTGTTGCGTATACTCTTAATCTACCTGTTGCTGGTGCAGCACCTGCAATTTTACAGTCAATTGTATCAGTCGCTGTGATAAATTGTGTGTAAGTTGAAGCGGCACTTCCGACAACTGTGTTAGTCTGACCATTAGTACCTGCGGCACAGAAGCCTGTAGATGTAATGTCAGCACCATCAATAATGTCGTCACCTGCTCCAAAATCCATGTCAAGAGTACAGCTTGAAGTAAAAGCTGCCATAACCTCTGCACCTGCATTTAGGATTAAGTGATTTGCAGGAATTTCTAACACCTGAAAGATGTCTCCGTCTGCAAAAGAACCACCTGCAGCTACGAGTTTATCAATATCTAAGTACGCTTCGATATTTCTCATAACATTAGAGTTTTTCATTGAAGGTAACGCTGCGATAGAATTTGAGGATACCCCTGTGGTATCGGATGATGTTAAATCATATGTTGCCATAGTCTATCCTCCCTTACGCTACGTTGTATTTAGCAGTTACGATAGCTTCAGGTCGAAGTATCTTTCTGCCATACAAATGCATACCACGAACAATATCAGCGAAACTGTCAGGGTCTCTGTAAGTTTCTGTCTTATTGATTTGTTCAGCAGTAGCTACTGAAGAACTGTGTCCTGCAACAATAACTCCATAGTTAGAGTTTTGGTTTGCTGAACCTGAAGTTCCCGGACCTGTTCCAACGGCAGGTAAATTGTTTGATGAGTAAACATCAAAGCCATGTATCTTACCGATTGATAGTCCTGCTCTTAATCCACCTGATTCACCGAAGTCTGCATTGAGAAGTCTTGAGTCTTCATCTTTTAACACTTCGATAAAAGTTGGATGTAGTACAAGCCATCTACCATCTGTATCTACAAATTGTGTATCTAACAGTCTGCCCATTCTTGCAATAACTTGCAATGGTGTAGCAGTAGCAGTTGCTTGTGCAGTAGCACCCGGCATACGTGGTGCAAGTGGGATAGAATGGTCTCCAGCACTTGAAGTAGTGATGTTACCGAAACTATCTTTTCTCAACTTCATGCTTGTTAGCAATTCATCAGAACCTGCAGTTGATACAGCTTTTGTACCATTTACAGTTGTGTTTGCTGAACTCGCTACGGAGTTGATTGAGGATTGTGCAAATCCTGATAGATAACCAAGAACTTCTTGGTCATACTGGTCTTTAAGTCTGTAACCTGCTCTGTCACTTGCGAGTTGAGAGAAGTTTACGTGACTATGTGCTTCTTCTATGTCATCAATCTTAAAAGCAAAATAGTTTGCTTGGTCAACAACTAAGCTGAAGTCTTCATCGTCAAGGTCTTGTGGTTGAATCATTGTACCACGAGCATATTCCTTAACTGTGATTTCTGGTTCTTTAATAATCTTAACGGTATCACCCATATTAGAAATCTCACCAAAGTAATCAGAATTAGTAATGCTTTCTACAACAGAACTCTTTCTAAATGCAAGTTGGACTTGTTTCGAATATATAACAGGTGAGAAATTACCATTAGGTAGATTACCATAACCAGCAGCTGTTTTAAACGCCATAGTATTTCTCCTTAATTATACTACAAACAAATGCAAAATATCTAGTTTATTCAGGGGTCTATTTTTCAAAGGTGCAATCATACTTGTACGTGGCATAATTGGGCTTTTACTCGACAGAGTAGGTCTAATATTCTTGTTATTTGCTAAATTAGCTGTACATAATGTTGCTGTATATTGCTATACAGGGATTATTTACAACTTTACACTCATAGTTATACACACAAATCGTTGTTTGTCAACTATTTATTTTAATTTTATCTAGCAGAACCTGATAAATCGTATATAAACTTACCACTTCTAATAGATTCCATTATCTCGTCTGCCATCTTCTCGTACTGTTCAGGTGACATCTTTTGCACATCAGACTCTTTTATATAAGACTTACTATCGCTTGTCTGTGGTTCTGATGTACCTGATTTAGTCTTTACAGCCTTTGCAGCTTCTTTACCTGTACTCTTTGGCTTTTCTTCTTTTCCAATATTCTTATCATTTTTATACAAGTCTATTGCTCTAGCTGCAGAGAGGGCATCTGTATCATTTTCATATAAAGCATTTTGTACCCATTTAGGTTGCACTTCTGCCCAATTATGAAAATCATCACTTTCTCTAATATCTACAAAGTCAGGATGTATGTTTAATAACTCTGCTTCTGCTTTCTCTTTTGCAGCAGTTGCACCTAACTCATCTATAGATTTTATTCTTTCTTCAAGTATCTTAGCTTGTTCTGATGCTTTTTTCATAGCAATCGTTTCTACAATCGCTGCAACATCAGGATAATCTTTTGCCCATTGTTCTATATCTTCATCAGACTTAGGCAACTTCATTTCTTTTTTTGTTGCATCAGATAGTTGTTTTTTTAATTCATCTATCTGACTTTGAACATCTTTTTCTTTTTGTTGAGTATGTCTTCTTAAATCACCATACCTTTTTTTAAAAGTTTTTTCTTCAGGACTATCAGGTTCTTTTTCTTCAACCTTTTTTTCTTCTTCTTTCTTGTCCTCTTCTTTTTTATCATCAAGAAGTTCTTTTAGTTCTTCTTCATCTTTCTTAATTCTATCTTCTATATTTTTAGGTTTAGTCATAAATGCAACTTTTTTAGGTGTTGCTTCCTTTACCATAGCTTCTGCCATCGTTTTCTCCTTTGGGGTTATCGTAGCCAATTAGTTGGGGGATAAGTAGCCATCTATGTGAATTGTTATCTTGAAGCCAATCCACCACGCTTCATATTTTTTATAGTAGGTTTAGTCATTAGACCACCTTTTGCTCTTCTAATACCTGTTCTTCTTTCAAAAGGGTCAGCACGATTAATATCTTTTTCTCTTAATGGTGTTCCTCTAATTCCTTGCTCTTCCTGTGCCTTTTGCCTAGCTTCTCTATCTGCTTTTCTTTGTTCTGCTTCTCTTATTTGTTTAGCTAACTCAGCTTTTTTTCTGTTACCCTCTGCTTCTGCATCTGCTTTAGCTTTCTCTGCTATTCTTCTTGCTTCAGCTTCGTCTTTTCTTCTTTGTTCGGCTGCCTGTGCTTCTGCAACACCTGCCATCTCATCTTCTTTTTTAACAAGTGGTTGTGTTTTCATTCCTGAACCTGTTAAGTCACCAACTTTTGCAGTTCCGTCAGGTCCTGTAACTGCTACAATAGTTCCACCACCTTCTCTTTCAAACTGCATATCACCTGTTGTTTTATTACGTATGTATTTACCTTTATACGCTTTTCCGTTAGATATTAGATAGCCATCGCCACCTTGTCCATTTTCATCTGCAACACTTGATGGAGCATTACCTGCACCACCAATGTTATATTTTGACATTTCATTTAAAAATTCTTGATATAATTCAGCACCTTTACCTGTACCATAGTTTTGTTCATTTATTCCAAACTCTGTTGCATAGTTATTATACTTTATTTTATTATCGTCTGTCAAGCCATAATATTCCATAGGACTCAAAGGTCCACCAAACCACCCTGTTTTAGCTGCAGCTTTGAGTGACTTAACCTGTTCATTAATTGTTCTATACACAGTATGTCCATTAGCATCACGCATTGCTCCACCATACTTGTGTAGGTCTGATATGTCTGTTGCTACAGAAAAACTATTATTAAATATACCTCCTGTGTTTACATCTGTATCACCAACACCTGTTCCTACTCTTCCTGTAGCTGTTGCATCACCAAGGATTTTATAACTACCCATAGCCTGTTTTGCAGCAGATAAATTACCATACCCTTCTGTTAATAGATTTTTGTTTAAATCCCCTGTTAATGGTTTAACTTCATCTTGTTGACCTAGCTGTCCACCTATCCTACTACCAATTATACCACCTAAAGGACCTAAGAACATAGTTCCTAATGCTCCACCTGCAAGTGAACCTATATTTAGATTACCTAAACTAAAGCTACCTTCACCTGCTACCTGTGATACAGACGGTCTATCTTTATCTTCTTTTGTAACCTGTGTAGTTGGAACAAGAACATCTTTTACAACATCAGGTGCTTCAACTCCTGCTTCTTCAATAGGCACAAAACCTGCAGGTATTGGATATACAGGTTTACCATTTACAAATGTAAAAGATTTTGTTTCACCTGTTTCTGTATTTTTATACTGTCTTTGTTCTGATACAGGTAACTGACCAAACTCTGTTCCACCCATTGTATCTTTAAATGTTCTAGGTGCTGTTGTAGATGTTGTTGGTGTATCAACTGTCGGTGTCTTCACAGTAGGTGTTTGAACTGTAGGTGTCTGTACCTGTTGTCCTTGTGGTCTTGTTGTTTGAAATATAGATTGTTGTTTTTGTAGTTGTGTAGGGTCTTGTATGTTTACACCTGCTACACCACCTGCCTGTGCCATAAATGGTGTATCATCAGGTAATGTAGCTTCATCTGAATTACCCATTTGACCCATAGCTTCCATCTTATCTAAACCTTGTTTTGCTTGGTCACGTAAACCCATAATCTTTTCTAAGCCATGATATCTAACTACATCAGCAGGTAAGACAAACTCTCCTTCACTTAACTGTGCAGGTATGTCATCTCTGACTTCTTTTTTGGTTGAACCTACAGGAACATCATTTCCTGATACAGGGTCTTTTGTACCCCCTTGGTCTTTCAGTCCACCAAACAGTTCTAATTGTTGGGATTCTATATTTTTCTTTTGCATTGTTGGTACTCCACCTCTGTTCATTTTATTAGCTTCATCAAAATTTTTTCTGTTAGAAACTGCTGTTAAATATTTACGTAAGTCGGTATCTCCTGAAAAACGTATTTCAGTTGTGCTATAATAATTTTGTACATCCGATTTTTTAGACTGCACATATTTATCAAACTTTTCTTTATCAAAAAGTTTTTTGCTAGTATAACTTCTTTGAAAATCCCTATCAAGCATTTTAAAAAATTCATCTTTAGGTATTTCATATTTTAAAATTAATCTTTCATGTTCAGGTGTCTGTTGTGTTTGCTTACCTGACCTTCCTAATACATTAAATGCTTTTTCTCCACCCTCACTTGACATAACGGCATATGCACCTGCTGTATTTTGGTCAGGGGTTAAATAAACTGCATTGTCTTTTAAATCAGGAGTAAGTCCATTTTCTATAACATTTGATAAATTACGTTTATTTGTTCCATGATATAAAACAACATTATCTCCATCTAACCACCATTTTTTTCCTGCACCAATACTAGCGTACCTTCTATCATAGGGTTCAACTTTTATATTATTTTGTTCAACTAAATTTTTTGTTTTATCATCTAGTCCTGTTTTAAAATTATTTTCTAAAGTTGTATTTAATATATCATCTGTTTGTTTTGATACATCAAGTGGGCTTTCTTCTCCAACATTCTCGGTACGTTTTCTACGTTCATCTATGCGAGAATACGTGGGTGTAGTTCTTGGATATATTCCCTCTATATCACCAGTAATATCAAGAGCATCCTCTTTAATTGGAATTGGAACACCTGCTTTTTCAGTAACAGCATCCATTATTCTTGACATTTTTATATCAGCAGCTAAATCTCTTGTTGCTAGAGGACTTACTTTTTTTAAAGTATCTAATATTTCTTCACGAGAAAAACCTTGTTTTTTTAACATTGTAGAAAATGCATCTCTTGCTTGTACTGTTGTCGCTTCTAACTCTCCTAAAGTATTATAATATTTATCTCCTGCAATATTATCTACTTTATTAAAAAAGTTTTCTT